GGGCAACTGCTGGTGGCGGTGGTGGCGTAACACAAGCGGCTGCTATAGCGTATTCAATGACTTTAGGATTCTAGGAGTAACTTATGGCTAACCCCAATATCGCAGCCCTTACAAGCATTTACGGCAATACCGCCTACATTATCCCATCGGTAACAACTGCGGTTGCAACGTGGACCTATAACGGATCAACAGCATTAACTGGATTAACTCCCGCTGTTGGTAGCGTTCACAAAATTGATAATATTGTTGTTGCTAATGTTACAGCATCGCCTGTAAGTATTAGTGTGGCAATATCTAATAACGCAATTTATGCAAGTGGAACAGCAAATTATATTTCGTATCAAGTTTTTGTGCCGGCAAATGCCACATTAATTATTACAGATAAAACAACTGCATTTTATGTGACAGAAAATCAATCTGTTGGTGTTATTTCAAGCACAGCAAGTGCATTGCATATTGTTGCATCATTTGAAGTAATAAGTTAATTATGGGACTTCGATATATAGGCGGCGTTTTATCCGCAACAGCAAAAACAAGTTCACCGGCATCTGCCAGTGGTGTTTGGGAAATTACCGATGCAGCTCAAGCAAAACAGGCGGGCAATTGGGTATCTGCTGCTACGCCTTCCGTTGAGTATTTAGTAATTGCTGGCGGCGGTGGTGGCGGTGCAAATGATGCCGCCGGCGGTGGTGCAGGTGGATTTAGAACAGCATCAGGATTTCCTGTTTCTTCTGCCGTGGCTTATACCGTTACAGTTGGCGCTGGTGGTGCTGGCGCTGTTAATAATGGCACTGGATCAACTGGAGGTAATTCTGTTTTTTCTACTATTACATCAAATGGTGGAGGATACGGTGGTTGTGATGCCGGAACAAATAGTGCATGGATGACAGGCGGCGCTGGCGGTTCTGGCGGCGGCGGTGGTGGTGGTTCAAATACAGGCGATCCATCTGGCGGCATTGGTACTGTTGGCCAAGGAAATAATGGTGGTGCTGGCGGCGTTAATCAAGGCGGCGGCTATGGCGGCGGCGGCGGTGGTGGTGCAGGTACGGTTGGCAGCTCAACGGTTAGTGGTGGTTCTGGTAACGGTGGTATTGGATTAATTTCAACAATCACAATTACAAATACAAGCACAAGCAGCGTTGCAATAGGAACAGGTTCAAAAACATTTACCGTTGCATCTGGATTAAGTTATACCGCAGGTCGTCCAATTAGAATATATAACAATGCATCTAATTATATGTACGGCACAGTTACAAGTTATTCATCTACAACATTAGTTGTAAATATTGTTTCTGTTGTTGGTTCTGGCACTTTTGCATCTTGGAGTATTGATTTTATATACGCTGGCGGTGGTGGTGGTGGATCCAGATCAGCGATGTCTTGCTTGGTGTTTGCATCGGAAGTATTGATCGTGCCTGTTACTGCATACACAGTAGACCAACGTGAAGCCGCTGTACCAAGCGTTTTATTATTATCCGCTGCTGGGGCAAAGGCTGCTGAAGTCCAATCCGTAATACCAACGCTGGCAATATCTAGGTTAACCGTCGAGCCAGACAGATAAATTGAGCTTGTTGTACTGAAGTTGTACGAAGTAGCAAGAATACTACTAAATGTTTTAGTGCCTGCAAGCGTCTGCGCACCTGTAGTAATAATTCCGGATGCTGTTGCCGATGCAGTTGGAATAGCCGCATAAGAAACTGACGATGACCCTGATCCAGTTAAAGCACCAGTAGGTCCTGCTGTTGTTCCAGCCGTCCATGTGTAAGTAGTTGGTATCCCTGTTACAGCATGTGCGTGGGTTCCAGCAGATACGGCATTAGTTGTTGCCGAAGTCAGCGTAGTAGGCGTACCCATCGTAACTGAGCCAGACCCAGTGATGGTTGTGAACGTCATACCATTACCAGCAGCAACAGAAGTTACAGTGCCAGAACCAGAAGAAGGCGTCTGCCATGTAGGAGCAGCAGAACCGTTAGATGTTAATACTTGCCCAGAAGTGCCGGCAGAGGTAACCGCATAAGCTGATCCCGTCCCATATACAGCGCCCCCGTTTGTTGGGGTTGCTGTACTGTTAGTGCCTCCACGAGCAATGGGCAAAGTGCCACTAGAAATATTGCCAGTAGAAAGTCCGGTAATCGAAGCACCATCACCTGCAAACGCAACCGCTGTAATCGTGCCGCCAGAAATAGTAGCGCCAGAATTATTTAAAAGGATTGTTCCGCTTGCACCAGAAAAAGTTGGGATAGCTAAGTTGGTGGAAGACAATGGGCCAGTAACATTGCCTGCGGTAAAAGCCGCTGCGTACCAATTTGTACCGTTAGAAGTAAGCACCTGCCCGTTTGTACCCGGAGCAATAGTATTTACTGCGCTAGTGCCATTGCCTGTAAGCAGGCCATTTACCGAATGCGTTGTTGCCCCAGTACCACCATTAGCCACTGCAAGCGTACCAGCCATTGTCAGCGTACCAGCACTAAGAATCGGGCCGCCTGTGAAGGTCATTCCCGTTGTGCCACCAGACGCATTAACTGAAGATACAGTACCACCACCACCGCCTGATGCCGCAGCCCATGCAGTATCCGTACCATTTGTGGTTAAGAACAAACCATTATTGCCAGCTTGTACTGGCAGCAGCGCGTTCACCGCAGCGTTGGCTGTGACTTGTCCTGTACCGCCGTTAGCAATTGGCAAGGTCCCAGTAACATTAGTTACCAACGAACAGTATGCAGTTACAGCAGAACCTGTACCGCCAGATGCAATAGGAAGCGGGGATGTAAGGGTTAGTGTGCCTGCATATAAAGCCGATACGTAGTTAAATGCTTCGACTACATTGTTAGTAGCGCCGTTGTTATAGGCGTACAAAAACATTTTCTTGCCATTTGGGACAGGCACACCTACGCCACCACTTGTCTTAACAATGATTATTTGCGCTGTGTTGTTCTCAATGATGTACGGCTTATCAATTGCCGGAACCGTTAAGCTCCGTGTTGCTGTAAGCGTGCCAGTTACATTAAGGATAAAGTGCCGAGCAATCTGCGTAGAATTAGAATCAGTCAGCGTCAGAGTAAGGTCAGCATCAGTAGTAAATGCAACTTCTGCACGACCTACAATGGCTTCTTCTAAGGCTGTACCTAGATTGGTATTGGTAGTAGCGCCCCAAAAGCCGGCTTGTTCGCCAGTACCGATCAGTTCAATTTTTAAGCTGCTGTATGTACTAGACATAATTTATCCTTATTGATCTTGCAATTGCGATGTTGGTGGCGTGAAGTTTGCCAAATATCTAGCAATGTTTTTGGTTACGCGTAAGTCTGAAATATACCCTGCAAATGATCCTGAGTCTTGCGTCGAACCATATCTAGCAACAACAGCCGGATATACGGGAATTACGGCAGTTTTAGTAGCAACGCCATCTTGGACACCGTTAAGATATAACTTAACATTGTTTGTACCTGACCCGCTACGAACCAAGGCTACGTGGTACCAAGTATTAACATTGATTACAGTATTGCAAGTAGTAATCCCGCTAGTAGAACCAATAATCCAAAACTGTAGTTTAGTGCCCGATATTCTAATCAAGCTTGTGTTTGGATCGGTGTCACCAATAGAAAATATTGCTGGCTCTCCGGAGACAGATGTTGGGTACATCCAAAACTCAATCGTAAAATTTCCGGGCAACTCAAAGTTTCTACTAGACGGAAACAGTAAGTAGTCCCCAGTGCCGTCAAACAGCATACTACTAGGGCCATACTTTCTGACTGCTGTGCTAATTTTAGCGTCAGCTAATGTTTCTGCATTATTTTTAGCGGTACTGTCTAAGATACCTGCGTTGGTAAAATTAAGAAGTAACGCTGTATTAGTAATCGCAGTTGGCGGTGCCGTTGGAACGGTAATGGTTGTGTTTGTGTATCCGTACACATCGCTTTTTACCAAACGTAAACCTGAAATTAACCCGCTCCACGTAGGACTTCCGCCATCATACCCAACTTGATAATTGGCCGTAGTATTAAAAGCATTAGACACGGTGCCATTGGCTACTCGCGTGCCATTTAAAAATAAGCTAGCCTGATTTGTCCCAGTACCACCCCTACAAGCAACTATATGGTTCCACTGATTTGCAATAGGTAATGTTGTTGATGTTAAAAGAAAAGCACCTGCTCTTGCACCAATACCCCATGACGTTGTTGTGTTAAATCCAATTAATAGCTGGCCCGTAGTGGTAGAAGAATAAATAATCTCATTGCTTACTATTGCGCCAAAATAAATCCATGCTTCAAACGTAAACACACTATCTGGTACTAATGCTGCTGTACCAGTAATTTGGAGATAATCGCTAGTACCATCAAAATACCCACTGCCACCAATTGCTGATGGCGTATAGGCAACTAGCGGATTAACCGGCGCATAAAGTTGTACTAACGGCGTTCCATTAACTGTAATAGCAAAATTATTACTACTGCTATCTTTAAACCTATTTGCTTGGCAGGTTAGTAATGACGTATTAGGCACTACTGTAAGTGGCGCAGTTGGCGGAGTAAATGGCGCTGTATAGATAGCGGTTCCATTTACAAGGCGTGCGTCAGAAATGTACCCAAAAAAACATTCTGTTAATGACCCCGGGTAAGTAGCGCCAACTACGCACGGATTTGTTCCAGTACTGTAAGTTCCTGTACCTTGCCCATCTAGTACACCATTTAAATATAACTTAACATTGTTTGTGCTTGAACCGCTACGAACCCATGCTACGTGGTACCACTGATTTAACGCTAACACTGTTGTACAGGTAATAATACCCGTCTTTGTTCCTGCTCCGGGTCCACCACTATTGGAGCCGCCAAGCCAGAATTGAAGTTTAGACGAAGCTGCCTGTATGCGGATCAAATTACTATTTGGGTCAGTTGTGCCGGTACCAAAAACACCACGATCTGAACCTGAAATAGTAGTCGGGTATATCCAGCATTCAAAAGTAAAATCACCAGTTAAATTAAAAGCCGCATTACTTGCAGTAGTTAACGCGTCCCCAGTTCCGTCAAAATAATTACTCCAACCCGTTTGGCTAAACGGACTAAGCGAACCTTGCGTAGTATTGCCGCTACGAGTTATCGTGAAGTTATTGGCTGACGAATCTAAAAACGTGTTGTTCTGTGCGCCGTTTGTACCTGTGCCATGCAGCAGCAGTGTAGTGCCTTTAAAGCTTGGATCGTACACAGGCCATGATTTAGTCTGCGTATAGTATGCGGCTTCGTCTAATGTCCATACACCGGGTACGGCAGCGCCTAATGCTGGATCAAGCTGTGCTGGGTTGTATGAGGGCAGATAAAAATTACTAACGGCAGCAGCCCCATTGGCTGTAATGGTAACTGGACTTGCGCTTTGATCTATTAGTGTAGCCGTCTGCAAACTTAAAAATTTAGTATTGGCGTCACTTGCATACGGTAATGATGGGTATCCAAAATTAGATGATGTTGTGCTTGTACCGCTGTATCTAGCAATGTTAGATACCCGCAGGCTACTCATATAAAATTCTTTATTAACAATGCTAGCGCCAGTATTCTCTGCGCCGATACCAAAGGCTTGCGATCCACCAAAGTTTTGAGTGTTAGAAACTGAGGCGGAAGATACCCCATTTACGTACATTCGTAATGTTCCACTGGCACGCACCAAAGCAACATGATTCCAACGATTTACAAACGGTAATGGGTACGCAGGATTAATTAACCATGCCCCTTGTTGACCCGCGCGTAAATTTGTTGCATCAGTGTATATAAATGGACCAGTAGCTTGGCCCATAAAATAAAAACCTTGGGTTGCTTGTACAACTGGGTAAAGCCAAAACTCAACAGTAAAGTCTGTGGTTAAACCCAAATCTTTTGTAAATGATAAATAGCTATTTACCCCGTTAAAATAAACAGAGTAACCGCTAGATGGGCCAATAATAAGATTACCCGGATATTTATCGCTCATTGTTTATCCTATTGCCGTGCAAATGCGATTTGTGGTGGGGTAAATGAATCTAAGTACCGCGCAGCTTTTGTAATTCTAACGTCGTCCATATACCCAAGCATAGGATCGCCAGCCACTCTGTTTGCGCCAACATAGAGCACCTCAGTTTGAGAGAAGTCTGTCGTAATTGCTGTTGCGCTCGAAGCCTGCAATGCCCCGTTTAGGTATATTTTTATATTGCCAACAGCAGAACCAGCCCGAACTATCGCAAAATGGTACCAAGTATTAATTAGAATTGGTGTTGTGCCTGTTAAGTTTGTTGCTGTATAGGATGCTTGTAAAAAGTTTCCGCTAGTAATATTTACTGACCACCCTGTTGTTGCTGTTCCCTTGCTAACCAATCCCCGCGCAGTACCTAATGCTGACAAGTAAAACCAACCTTCAACAGTAAAATCTCCTGTGCGCATTTGTAAATCTACACTGTTCGGTGCAATCACCCAATCACCAGTACCATCAAATGCCATTGAGCCAGAGCCAAACTTTTTAACGCTTGTACTTACTTGGGCGTTGCCGGCAGTTTCTAAATTAATTTTTTGCGAACCATCAACAATGCCGGCGTTGGTGTTTTTAAGCAATAGACTGGTGTTAGTAATTACAGTCAAAGGTGCGGTTGGTGGGGTAAAATTGGCTGTGTAAACAGCAGTACCATTTACTACTCGTAAATCTGCTATGTATCCTTGAGATCCAAATTCCGTAGTAGCTGCGTAATCTTTGGTGTTAGTAAGAAATACAGTATTTGCTGATGCTCCGTTGATGGTTCCACTGATTGTAAATGTGTTTGGATCAACTACTCCATTAATGTAGTATTTTAATGTAGTACCAGTTCTGACTGTTGCTACATGAGTCCAAGCATTCGCTGGAATTCTGGTTGCGCCATTGCGAGGGGTGCCTGCAGTGTAAAAGTTCAACAGAAATCCACTGGAATAGTCACCAAGAGTCCATACCCAGTTTTGTGCTGAACCAGCACTACTTCTAGCATCCATCAGCCCCCAATCTTTAGTTGTGGTAACCGTCGAATATACCCATGCCTCCAGAGTAAAATCTCCAGTAAAGGTAATAAGACTAGCCGCTGTTGGTGTCGTAAGATAATCAGTTCTTATCTTATACGTGCTACCTCCTGTAACTGCTGGCGAATATGCGTACTGCGGGGTGGATGGTGTGAATAATTGTACTGCTGGGTTGCCATTAACAGTAAGAGTAAAATTATTTGTTGAATTATCTTTAAAACGATTTGATTGGCAGGTAAGTAATTGTGTGTTTGTAATTGCCGTTAATGGCGCAGTAGGTGGTATAAAGTTTGCCGTATAAACAGCAGTACCATTTACAACTCGAAGATTAGATATATACCCGTAATAATAATCACTTGCTGCATCTGATGATTTTCCGATTGTCGGTAATGTTCCACTACTAACACTTCCGGTGTAGCTTGTTGTATCTTTAAGTACGCCATTAATAAATGTTAGCATTGAATTTCCTGATCTAACCCATGCAATATGAGCCCACTGATTCAAAGAAATATACAATGCTGGGACATCAGGAGAATTAGACCCGCCAAATTGCCAAATTACTCTGCCATTAGTACCAAGCCAAAATTGATAGCCTGTCCATGCACCATACAATTTCATATTTGTAGAAAGTGAAGTTGGGTAAACCCAAGCCTCAATCGTAAAATTTGATGTACCAAAACTAATAGCAGACGGCAAAACCAAACTATCCAAAGTACCGTCAAAATAATTACTCCAGTACCCATTGGGCTGGCTATATGGACTAAATGATCCTTGTGTTTGGGTGCCGGTTCTAGTAATCGTAAAATTGTTTGTGCTGCTATCTAAGAACGTATTATTCTGCGATGCGGTGGCAGCGTTGTCTGCTTGCAGTAGTAACGTAGTCTGCTTAAAATTTGGATCAGTACACCATTGATTAGCTGCAACGGATTCAAAAGCAGCTTGAGTTGTAAACATACCCTGAGTTTGGGCAACATTAGTTCCGGGGCCTACGTTAGCCGCCAACGGATTGTATGCCGAGGATACATATCCCCCAAGGTATCTTAAGCTCATATTAGGTAATCACTTCAAAAGTAGCAATGACGTTCAGCGCACTAGCTGTCCCAACAATAACACCAACAGATTGGTTCTCAGTTACATAAAAACCTGTTGTCTTATCCGTTACGATCAACGTAGCTCCTGCCGGCACAGTAATCTGGTAAGCAATATAGTAAGCTGTACCACTTGCGTAGGTAGGATTATTTGACACACCAATTGTAATTGTTGCAGCAGAAGCCGTTACGTTAGATACCGTAATTCCTGTAATCTTATTTACAGTGCCTGCTGCTGGCGTCAATCCTGTTAGTGCTGTTGTGCCGTTATAAGTCCATGCAACGCTTACTGTAGTGGCACTTGGAATTACATACGCGGTATTACCGTATATGCTTGTAAGGGCTGCGATATTGGGGTTAGCCATAAGTTACTCCTAGAATCCTAAAGTCATTGAATACGCTATAGCAGCCGCTTTTGTTACGCCACCACCACCGCCACCAGCAGTTGCCCAAGATAGGGTGCCACTACCATTAGTTGAAAGAACTTGCCCAGTTGTACCATCAGCACTTGGTAATGTGTACGTTACAGTCCCCGCCACAGCCGCAGGAGACAAGCCAACATATCCACTTGTAGCACCAGATAACCGCAGTGTACCTTTAACATCAAGCTGGCTACCCGGAGTTGTGGTGTTAAGGCCAAAGTATCCGGTGCTGTTATTGAACCTACCTACTTCACCACCGTTAGCAGTAAAGGTTAGTGGCAGATATGTACCGGAGCCATTAATACCTGACACAACTTCAGCAGCCGTTGCGGTAGCAGCAATGAGAATCTTACCTGCATTGGTTGGGTCGCTATTGTTTGTAGCCTGCCACGATGCAGCTTGCGATGTGCCATTAGGTAAAGCGTAAATACCTGTTGATGTATTTATTAAGCTGGATTGGAACGAGTAACGATCCGTAACAGTGCCATTATAAAAGTCAGCTCGGAACCTACTGCCAGTACCAGTAAACGTAGCGCCATTACTGCAATTTAGCGCATTCATAAAACTCGTACCGGGAATGGTAACGTTACCACTTACATCTTGATTGACTGATTTTTCAGCAGCATATGTTACGAATACTTCTTTAGTCCCAGCGGTAAACGTAACAATAAGGTTACTGTTAGAAGAAGAGAGAACAATAGTGCGAGATAGCGTTGTGCCAGAAGATGTGTACGTGCCAACACCCACTTCCCACTCATTAGTGCCGGGGTTGGTGATTGTGTAGAACGTAGTATTTCCGTTACCTACAGCAGCAAAGGATTGAAACCCAGTAGCTGCACCTAGCAACGTAATAGGCGAAGTTGTTCCTGTGAAGGAGCTTGTTTCTTTTACGCGATCAGCTAGAACCAATGCCATAATAATTCCTTACATGTTAATCGTGTTCCAATTCGGCACTTGCGTCGTATCTATCGGCTCGAATTTAAAGAACGGGGTAAACTCACTTGTAAACGCTATCCTTGCTGAGAGAGAGGAATTCAGTATCGCAGAAGAATTATTAATGCCGGTCAAGTTAGCTGTTTCACTTACATTAGAAATCAAAGTAGCAATTGTTGTAGCACTATCTACAGCGGCTATAGACTCAGCGATAAGTAAATTTATACCGCCTGAATCTACAATACCAGCTATAGCTGCGGTTTCAGAAACAGCTTCGGCGTAAGGGAACCCGCCATTCTCTTCCGTAGTAAATACAACTGTTTCATTTACTTGGTTGTTTAGTTCTGATGTTCCTTCGAACGTATCTTGCAGTAACGTGTACTCGTTTACATTAACAAACTGTTCGTTAATGTTGTACTGATCTTCAATAAACGATGCGCTCTCATTGATTGTCTCAGCGCCGCCACTACCATTCGTGGCATCTGTAGCAGTAATAGACTCAGCGATAGTCCCGCTAAACAGTAAATTACCCGCTTGTGAATCCGCAAAAGTTGCAGTGTCAGACAGAGCAACTATAAAGTTTGCTAGAGATGCTTGTGAATCTGCGAGAACCGAAGACTCTGAAATAGCCGCTAAGAAATCACCTACAGAGAACAGCGTATCAGTACCAGTAATGGACTCGTTAACAAAAGAGTTAAAGGCATTATCTGTATTCTGTTCATCAAGCATTACCGCAGATTCTGAAATAGAGTCCGCAAGTACAACGCTACCATTCTGCGTATCAGTGGCAGTAATTAAATCTGAAAGGCTTTCGACAAAATCAGCTAGCGCGATCTGTGCAGCATCTAATACCGCTGCCTCTGTTATAGAGTCAACAAAGTCAGCTAACGAATCTTGAATGTCAGTAAGCAGTACTTGCTCACTAACTGCGGAAGCATACGTAATAAGTGCGTCTTCAGTTTCTGAAACTAATATGGCTTCAGCAACATCAGCGTTATACGTAGCTCCGCTTAGTGAAGCAAAAGGCGTTTCGGCAAAAGATGAGATACCAAACATGCGTTACGCCTTTTAGCTTTTAACCAGCAACCAATACGTCTTCTCTAAACCAACGGTTTTGCGTGGCACCATTCTCATCAACCCACGAAATAAGACAGTAGATAACACCATCTTCATCCATGCGATAAGCCTCAACTGGGCCTGATGGGACCACGGTATTAACCTTTACGGTTTGACCCTTAGTGAAATTAGCCATGTAGCCCCCTATTACGCAGCGTCAGCAGAGAAGCTGTACGTTACATTAAGTGTATCGCCACTGATAACAGCGCGGTTGCCGCCAGTGAAGTTGCCTTCTGAGAACAGGATGCCTGCTGTACCGCTCTTAGTGGCCGACGTAGAAACGAATGCACCACCAATAGTAGCCGAAGCATTGATCGTAAACGTAACTGACGAAGCAGTAATCACCGATGGGTCAGCAGTGGTAGAACCACCGAAAGCCAAAGTAGGACGAGCAGCCTGCGTGTAGCTGACGTTCTCAGTCCAACCGCCGTGAATTGCCATCGTATCGCCAGCAGAGAACGTGGCGCTTGAGTTAATCAGGCCAAGATACCAAGTAGCGTTGTACGAAGAACCCGAGAAGTATTTATCGTTCAGGTCTTTAAGGCCGACGTTAACAACCAGATTATGGAAGTCTTCCGCCCATTTAGAATTGCCTTCTGCATCAAAGCACTCTACGTGGTAAACACCACCAAATTTAATACGATCATCACTGCCAGCACCTTTCAGTACGTCGGCGGAGACAATATCCATAGCTTTTGTCTTTGAATCAAACATAGTAACTCCTTAAGTTATGCGAATTAGCGCCGAGGACGCTGTGTTAGCTGGCAAAGTTATCGTGAACGTGTTGGCCGATGTCTTATCCGAACCAAAGTCTAATACTGCAATAGACTTATTACTCTTACTTGAGTTGTAAATCAAAGCCCCACGAGCCGTAAAAGCTCCCGGGTCCCATTCTGGATTATCAAAATTAACATACGCGATTAACCCAGAAACATTGACGGACACATTAGTTAGTAGAATACCACCTGCTGTGTACCCTGTCCCAGTAATTTGCCCGGAGGTTGCTACCGAATACTCCGTCGTATCTGGGCCTAAAGATGCAAGTGCCGTATAAAGTGCGATATACAGGGAATCTGTTTGTAGGTTGTGTTGACCTAACAGAATCTGCTGTTTAAAACTTGTTGTTAGTCCTTGCTGGATCATGTGACTTGTACCCTAGCTTGACCAGAGCGGTAAGCATCACTGCGCTCCAGACCATCACCCAGACGTTTCAGCATAGCCAATGCGTCACCATACCGTGATGTATACATACTTATTAAATCAGGCTCACTCTTTAGGAAAGCCGCAGCTTCCATAAGCGCACCATATAGCAACGCAGAATCAAAGTTATCACCAAGCCACGTTGTGCCGGCAGTAACAATGCTTTCTGGATAGTAGTAATAATGTAATTCTACAAAGTAGCTTGCATCCGGCGTGGGGCCAAGAATAAAACTTAACTCGTCCGTGATTGTAGAGTTGGTTACATAGGGACCAAAGATAGCGTAGTACTTTGGCTTACCTGTGCTGCCGGGATTTGGGTATGACTCACGAATAAAGTTAACATCCTTATTCAGAAGAAACTCATACTCTTCATTAGCAGAGCCGTAGCCACTAATAACCGCAATGGAATACACCGATAGAAAATCATCAGGCGCGGCCATGTACTTATTGTTGATTGATGCAGAACCAATAATATTCTTGCGCAACGGCGGAAGCTGAACAGAGTTATAAATACGCTGTTCAGCCTGCTTAATAAACGTGTCTATCTGATCGGTAGACGTAAATGATCCTACCGTTGCCGGGAAGTCATTCTCGCAATACCCTTTGATAGCTGACGAAAGCTGCGCGTAGTTCATGCTTATGCCATTGGTCCACGGGACATTACGCCCTTAGTTGCCGCGCCAGTACCACGCATTTTAATGCCAGTGGTCTTAACATCGTCAGTACCCGGATCACCTGCGCTTACACGTTGAACGCCTTCACGGGGCCCAAGCTGACGCGCATTCAGCGTACTAGGATCAACCTTCTTTGTTGGCTTCATATCTTTACCGTCCATCGTATGTGGTTTGGCATATACAGCAGCAGAGCCTACTTCTTTGCCCATTAGCTTTTGTGAGAACTTAGCCATTATCGGCCTCTCGAACCAGACTTTTGATTAGCAACGCGAGCCAGATTACGCCCCATACGCTTCATATCAATACTAGCTACACCGCCCTTTTTCATGCCGTGCATCTTCTTTTCGTGGACCTTAACTTCTTTATCCGCGATCTTCTTAACTTCTTTCTTGTCCATATCAGACTCCTATGTAGTCGTAATCGTTACATTGCTTACCAGACCAGGCGCTACCAAATAGTTAGGTGTTAACCCATCATCATTGGAACTTGCCCCACCAACAGGCCACCATCCCCACTGAAATATCCTGCTACCACCTTCAGGCATACCAAAAGCATTTACATTTGTTGGCGGTGTCTGCGTTAACTGCAACCCGCTATATCCTGACTGCCTATAACTTGTATCTGGCCGTGGCTCCCTAACTGCCTGTGGGTCACTAACAGGATACAAGCCCAAAGAAAGCTGTGGCTGATCCGGTTCCCAGCAAGATGGACATACCTTAATACTAACCTGCTTAGTCTTAATAGTCAGCTTTTTAAGCTCTTTCAGCTTGTATCTAAAACCACATCGGTCACACTCTGCAATGCTGTGTTTACCACTAGCGTATTTACTTCCCATACATCACCGATAGAATGAGGTACGCGGAACAAACCGCAATGGTGCTTTATCTCTGTCTTCATCCGCAGCCAACATCCATGCCTCATCGTACTGAGTCTTCAGAACTGGAGTACGGCCTTCTGCACCTTGCAGCTTCATAGATAGCATATATGCTAACCCAGCTACCAAAGCGTTCTGAAAGCGGAATGGGATATCTTCTACGTTAATACCGTTGCCAGCATCAACCATACGGCGTAAGCGCCAGTAATAGAATACATAGAATGGTGCTGCAATCGTACCTTGATCTGGTGCCGGCCACACATTAATCTGTGGGAATGCAGGCGTAGCTCCTACCAAATCTGTTGTCTGCCCTGATCGACGATTAATCCAAACTTGGATTGGCCGACCTTGAGCTAGCTTATTTGGAATTGTGGAGTAAGTAGAAACGCTAATCCGACTTATGTTGATGTCCGTTTGGTTAGGACCTTGTCCGGAATCAGTGCGAATAACATGTTCAACCAGATCAACGGTATCATTAGGTAGATCATAAGTTACCTGCCCTTGAATCATATTGATCGAGCCTTGCTCAATCGTCCACAAGTTGATACCGCGATTAGCCCATTCCGTCAGCAGGAAATTAAGACTACGCCTTGCTGTACGCAAATCATAACCAGTACGCAACTCCCTACCACAACGCTCAAAAGCCTCTTCGACTAAATCGTTGAGGGTTGGGTTAAACGCTGTAGTGGAAGTTGTATATGCCATTATTAAGCTCTAGTTTTACCGCGAATAGCGCAGCCATCTGCACGAGATGAGGCGGATTTTACTTTGCCGCCTTTTGCATAGCCTTCACGCTTCATCATAGCTTTAGGATCTAAATCTGAACCAGCTTGCATTTCACGGGTGTCTGAAACTCCACCACTACCTCCGCCGACTTTAGACTTATTCCATTCATTTTTTCTTTCAACTTCACGTTGATTTTTTTCTGTTTCATTTTTTAATACTGACTGAAGCCTTTCAGACTCAATTCGATCTACATCACTATATCTTCTTGCTGAATATCTGTGCGCACCATAATCTTGATTTTTGCGTTCAGCAACACGATTAGCAGATGGCTGAGATTTATACTCTTTACGCCGATCTACCCATTCCCGCTCTTTAGTGTCCCATAAGCCAAATTGGTTTTTTTCTTCAGCCATTATTTTCTCGCCATCCGCATGTTATCAATCAAGTTTGGATACGGCCTACCAGCGGCTTTTGCCGCAGCCTTCGCTGCTGATTTCTTAGCGGGGCTTAATTTCTTAGACTTCTTTTTGGGGTTAGGCTTATCCCATACCTCCCCACCTTCAACAAACTCAGTGAAGTCTGTGTCATCCCGTCGTGCTTTCTTTTTAGCACCGGGCATTTTAGAGGGCCGTACAGCCCCCATCCCACGGGACGCCATCATATCAGCACTTCCCGCCTTTTTTCATACCCTTGGCACCAGCCATTTTAATCATCGTACCCTTGGTTTTGCCTTTAATAGCAACGCCATCACGACTAGGAGCAGCGGTTTTTACTTTACCCATTTTAGAGGCAACTGCACCACCACGCTTATATTTAACTTCTGTAGATTCATCTTTTGGTTTAAAGATGTCTTTTTTCATATCTTCAACAGATTTCTTTTTTAAAGCTAATGGCATATTGCCTCCTGATTTAGTGAACTCTTTACCTACTTTTGTAGGCACGCCTACCTTCTTAGCAAATTTAGGGTTATGAGCCACGGCTTGCATGAACCGCTCTTGCTTTGCTGATACTGTAGGCATTATGCCCTTGTCTTACCACGAATGGCACAGCCATCTGCACGCTTAGAAGCACTAGATACTTTGCCGCCAGCACGCTTACTAACAGGCTTTGGCGCAGATTTAGGATTAACAACAGACTCATATCCTTTGCGGGTCAGGTCATCTTGTTTCTTATAAAGCGCATCAAGCTGGGGGACTACTTCACCCTTGGCTCTGCGTGCTTCTAATTCACGAATTTGTTCTTCAAGAGTAGCCATGATTACTTACCTTTGCTAATGAGCTGGTCAATTTTTTCTTCCAAGCGGTTAAACCGTTGGTCAATGTGATCTGTAACTCTTTCAACTTCTGCTTTAGTTGCTGTATCACGAGCAATCTCTTCACGAGTCTTGTTCAAAAGAATCGTTACACGCGCAAGTTCAGAAAACTTATCATGCGCAATATACGCAAATAGACCAGTAAATAATGTTAGTCCACCGGTCCAAGCCACTGTGATTTCCATACTCAACATTTCCATCTTTTCAGTGACGCCGCTTTGCGTGTCGGTTGGCCCTTCTCGTCCTTCATTGGACCGGGCATTCCGCTCATACGAGCACAAAATGATTTTTTACGTGGGCCGCCTTCTGGCTGTGGAGCCTTCAGATTCGATCCAGTTGCTGCATTATATTTAGCTCTACCTTTGGCTGTAAGCCCAGCACCCTTTGCTACTGGCAGCTTTTCACCACGACCAACTGCAAGTGATGGAGTTTTCTTGGTAGCCATTATCCTACCTGATTAACAGTGACGATTACAGAAGCTGTTGATGGGTAAGCTGGTGTTGTTGATGCGGGATAAGCAGGGCAAGTAATGCTTGCCACACTTGGAATCCAAACGATCTGAACATACTGACCAGCTGTTAATGATAGGAAGTAATTCCAACCAATAATTGTGCGGGCAAAGATTGTCGCTGACTTACGTGCGGCCAAACTAATATCACCAGCAGAACCCGGAACATCTACGCCATCAACGCGCAACCAAACATGCACACCTTCAATATCATTCTCTACATTCTGGAATTGCCCAGACCATTGAATGTTGTACACGCCAGTAACAGGAACCGTTAAACGTGAGCCAGAAACTAAAGTTACACCATCCGTAACGTCTGCCGTATTAAACGTAAATGGCGTACCGGCAATAATTGATCCTGTCTGAGTAGTCGTATCCTGCCACGCACCGTGGTTAAAATACTTTGTACGGGCATAGTCACCATACGCACTAATCGTAGACTTTACGTTAGCGCCATCTTGGACAAGGGGCATTAGCTCCGCACCCGTTAAGGGTACAGCAGCAGTCGGCATTGCCGATATTTTCTGGTCAGCCATTAGGAGGACTCCAATACAATTTTGCTGCTATCTTCTTGCAACACGTAACCAGGGGCTGTTTCGTCAGCTATGTAGTACTTAACTTGTACTATGCCATCGTGATACAAATCAACTACACCACTAGCGCCTACATTTTCGCCATCCCCGTTAGTAACTGGGACATTAGCTGCGCCAACACCATGACCAAAGCCATCAGTTGTATTAACTTGATTAGCAACGCCAGTGTAGCCAACGTAAGGCATTAGGTAATTCCTGCCTGAATCATTGTCAACGTAGCCGTTCCAGTACCAGCCGTTACCAGCACCTTAATTCCGGAAACGGGAAATGCATAGTTACCGTCTTGATTGTCTGACTTTGCTGCAATTGTCGGGTGCGAAAACCATACTGGCGTAGCGCCAAATGCAGTCTCGGTAAACGTGTGCTGTATCGTATAAGTTACAGTGCCTGTTGCAACAACACCAAAACCCACATTAAAGGGGGTAGCATTAGTGTTAGTAACAATAGTCGCACTGGAACCTACCCCAGTTTGAGCTACAACTTGTGGACGCATAATAATCTCCTGAATGGTCAAACGGGGGCCGAAGCCCCCAGATTATTAGGCGCTTTGCATACCAACGTATGGGTCAGTAACATAGTACGTTACCGTGCCTGAGCAAGGACCAGTACCAGCCGATGCACCCGTAACTGCGGTCAGATAGACCATTTCAGTTGTGGACATTGGAACGCTAAACGAAGCGCCTGGGAGCGTAGCCGTAGCCAGCGTAGTAGCTGTACGTGTAGTTGGCTGCTCATTAACCAAGCCAGCAGGGGTAGCCGTGCCAGTGGTATAGAGCGTGAAGCCGAAGTCCAGCGTACCAGCCGTGGTTGATGCTACTTGCGTGGTAACAGCCGTGATAACAGCGCCAGCAGGAAGAATAACTGCTTGGCCGCTTGCTTCATTAAGCACATTACCAGTTTGTGTAGCGATATTAGTGACGTACCACTGAGCCGTCATCAGGCCAGTGCCACAATATGCGGTACGCGATTGATCGCCGCCGCCCGAACGCCAGATACTTTGGGTAGTAGAAACTGCCATGATAGATTGTCCTCACATGCGAGTTAAGTGCGCCGATATGCATGTAACAGGCCGGGGGCCATTCGTGCGCACCGGATTACCCCGGTATTAGGTACTTTATACACTACCAAAAATAAAAAAACAAGCAATAAAAAAGGGGCCGAAGCCCCTCTTTATCCTACGTAAACATTAGCTTTTGGCTTATGCTCCGACGGAACCGTACATGCCAAGCGGATCTGACCAACCGAACGAATAACGCTCACGAGACTTGTAACGAACGTTACCAGTATCAAAGTCGCCGTCCATCGAATTGGCAAGTGGGGTACGGACAAAGTGCTTCATGCCGTTAGGAACGTCAGTGGTCAGGAACCATGCGTTCGTATCGGTCAGGAAGTTATTAACCGTGTAGCCACCAGACACAGAACCGTTGTTCTTGATTGCGTTGATATCGTTGTCGTTAGTGCCGACGCGGAGTTCAGTTTCCAGCAAGCGGGTTGCAACGAATTGCAGTGCAGGTGGAACAATCAATTTCTTAGGTTTTGCAGCAATCAGCAGGCCACGCTCATCCGTCCATGCGGCGATCTGAATAACGGCAGCTTCCAAGGAAGTTTCGTTCAGGTCAGCAGGGGTAGATGGAATGTTGCTGTTGGTGCCACCAGACACGATAGGGTGCGAAGCCGAGAACAGGGGCACGCCATCACCACCGTAATAAGCGGCGGTATTGGTGAAGCCATTGTTCAGAACATTAGCAGCCTTAACTTGCTTGGTGTATGCCATAGCACGAGCCAGCGACTTGGTATAACGAGCCGACAGGCTGTCATACAGGTTGTCTTCGATGGCCTCTTCGGTCAGCGAGAAACCCAGTGCAATGGTTTCGTGATTGTAGCGAGCGGTCCATGCTTCTTGGCCGTTGTCATAAGCGATGGCGGAACCCTCGTTTTTGACAGGTGCGGCTGAGAAACCAGACAGCTTTGTCTCTTCTTCGAACGAACGCTCAGAGGTCTCAGTTTCGTAGATCTCTTTGTGTTGCTCACCATAGGTTGCATACTCCAGACCAAACAGAGCATTCAAACCCGGAAGCAGTTCTTTAAGTAGTTGTGCGCGTGAAATAGCCATGATTTAGCTCCTTAGATGCCGACGGCGTTATTGTACGAATGGTAACCAAAGTTCAGCTTAACGATGAACTCAACATAGGCACCAGCCGAGTTAGCGGTGTCAGGCACCACATCGACGATTCGCAGTGGCAGGCTAGCAGTGGTTGCACCAGCAGCACTATAGATACCAACTTTAGAATCACCAGTAGTTGACGAACCTGTGTTCAACACGAGGCGGGCATTGCTACCAACCATTGTTTGACCCAGATAAGCAGGCAACAGACCAGAAGCAGCGCCGTCAGCCGTTACACCAGCAACATTAACTGCTTTATACAGTTGATCTGGATCGTCAGCAACGAAAGCCAGAATGTTGGTAGCGCCAGAAACGCCAGGCCAGTATTGCGAGAAAGTCAGTTGCTTGGTGCTTGGATTGATATACGAACAGCCCAAGAACACACCAACAACACCAGCCAAAGGCGTAGCATCATCAGCAAGTGGGGAGTTCTCAATCGTACCACCAGCCACCAAAGTAACAACGCCGCCATTATAGATAGCAGTGGTGTACGTAGCAGCAATAGGAAGTTGTCGGGTTGCGCCGGCAAAGACCTGACCACCAATCAGATTGACTGGTTTTAGCCCGTAAGGGGCCGAAATAATCGGATAAGCCATATATAGCTCCTAAAAAAGTTTATTTGCCTTTGCCAAACGAAGTAGTAGATTTACGTTCGTTAAACAATGGCATACGAGGATCACTTTGACGCATGAGATTATTGTCTACTGCCTCGATCTGGCCTTCAGCTTGCTTCGCATAATGCGAGTTACGCTGTTCTACAAACTCAATCGGGGTTTTGCAAAGCAATAATCCACCAATCTCGATGTTGTCTTTAAACCGACTTGTCGGATCAATTAACAGTTGAAATTGCGGTTGTTCTTCAATCTTAACTGGCTCCCAACCCTCTCGAAGTTTTGACGAAAGGTTACGCGGGTCAGCGTTATTTAAAGTTGAAGTACGAACCCATCTGTACGCGAAACCGGGCTGCTTATCTGGTTCAGGCAAAAGCTCGGCGGGTGCCCACTGCTTGGGGCGCTCTTGAACGGCACGCGTTTGTAATTCACGACTAACTTTGTTTTCAGCCATTGTTGGCCTCCATTTTCATAATTTCACGAGCGTATTGCTCATTTGTTAACCCAAGGCGTTTCGCAATATTAATTTGCGACTGCTTTAAAACAATCCGTTTGGAGGATGTGCTTCTATTAGCAGGAGCAACAATGCTTGATGGTTTTGAACGTTGTTTTTCAGGCTGTTCTTCTTGCCCTTCAAACGATTCAGGGAACCGTCGGCGCATCGTTTCATCTACGCGCTTGTAATATTCGTCGGTGGTGGCATAAGCCATACCGTGTTGTTTCACTAACTTTTCGTGAAGGCCAAGTGCAGATGCTGTCATCTCTTCATCCTCACCGAACCATGCATTTCGCTCTTGCCACGAAACTGCCTTTGGGTCAGGATGACTTACTTGCTTCTGTTGCAATTGATTATTTACACTAAAGTCCTCTTCTTGTAAAGGCTGTGGTCTATAATCTTTTACTTTTTGTAACTTGTAGTTGGCGTTAGACAACTTTTCCTGCGCAGCTAATAGCTGATCTGAATCACCCGTATCATACGCTTCCTTGTATTCTCTACGGGCTGCATCTAATTCTAGCTCAATTGACGTTTTGTATGTATTTACTAATGTTTCGTCAGTTGTATTTGCCTTGCGCTTAAGATTCTTATTTTCTTCAAGAATCTTTTGAGCAAAGTTAATCGCCTCTTGTTGTTCACGTAACGCACGCTCTTTCTCGCGCCGCTCATCGTGCCAAACCTTTTTCATTTGCGTTAATTTGACTTTGACCTTTTCGGAGTATTCCTCCATCTCGTCATTGTCTAATTCATCCACAATTTCTTTAGGCATTGGCTCGCGGCCACGATCTGCTGGTGGCGTATCGTCCTCTACCTCATAATCAAAATTGCTTTCCTTCTTTGCTGATTTTGTTTCTTTTTGTTCTACTTCATCAGGGAACTCAAATTCAGTTCGTTCCATATTATTTGTTGCCATTTGTATGCTCCTTGTGCATTGTTAAAACTTAAGCCCGAGAAATTCCACGCGGATCATCTACTGTTCCCTCAACCGTATCGTCATTAATCATACGAAACTCGCGGCCATGAATCTTCAAACGTGTGCCAGAGTTTGGTCGAGCTAGAATAAAATCACCCTCTTTACACCAAGGTCCCGTAGGAAATTTTTTCTCATCCTTATAGCAATCAGGTCCCATCTTAATTACAAAAAAGACAGTTGCTAATGCTTCTTCAAAACGTCGAGTTTCATCAGCTTTGATGAGTCCACTCTCGTACTTGTCTTCTGCTTCAGGGATGGTCACAAGAATGTGATAGCCCGTTGGATTTGGAAGTTGTTTTGCTTTTTCTTCTGCTGTTTGTGGCAGCGTAGAAATTTCACCGCTTTCTGTAGCGATGGCGATTTCACTCATCTGATTGCTCCATAAGTTTTGCTAAGTCGAGGATGTAACCTTCAGTTGTAGAGAGTCCTCGTATCTCCCCACAAAGTTTTTGATAATCTGCAAAATCTTTAGCCGCGCTTTGTGAGACAGCTAAAATTAATTGCTCTCGTCTTTCACGTATCTGTGAAAGTATTACTTCTAGTACTTTGTCCATCAGTCACCTTTTGTAAAATTTGGTTTTTGCCCAAATAGTTTTTCGCCCATCTGCATTCCCATTTGTATCCCTTGAGCTTCTTGATCTAACTCAAAACGCTCGCGGTCATCCTTCTGCTTACCAACATCAACACCAATCTTTGCTCCCTCGATCTCTTCTGTCGAAGCAATTTGGGCTGCGACAATACGTTCACGAGAAGCAATTTCTTCCTTCTTCAATTCAAGTTGCGCGGCTTTGATCGCGGCATCTGCTTGGGCTTTCTGATCTTTGGTATCAGCTTCCTTCGCCTTGATTTGAAGTTCTTGCATTTGCATCTGGATGATTGGATCTTGCTGTTGTTGCTGCGCCTGCTGTTGAGCAGCTTGTTGCTGGTTCTTCTGCGTTAGCTGTGTTGCAGCCTTAGCGACCAAACGAGAAACTTGCAACTCAACATCTTTAGGCATTTCTTCACCTGGCTCAGGCAGCGGAGCACCAAGTTCTTGCTCAATCTTTTGTCGATAGAGAAAGCCAAAGTGTTCAGCTACGTGTGCTTGCATAGACGCCGCCATCTGCTGTGCCATTGGGTTTTGACCAATCATTTGAGCAGTAGTTGGATCTTGCAAGAACGCCATATGCGCGGTGATATGCGCTTCTTGATCCTGATAGATGAATGCTTTGAGAGGCTTGCCGGAGAGCATAGCCATGTTCTCACTGATAGGATCTTTTGGCTTCTCATCGTCCTCAGTAGGAATGAGCTTGCCAATGTTTTTAATTCCAAGAACAGTCAACATTTGTCTATGAAGTTCCGGCAAATCATAAATCTGCGGAGCCTGCTGCGCCATCTGCATGACTGCTTGATACTGTACAACTTTCTGCGACATTGTTGCCGCATTCGGATCACTAACAGGAAGAATATCTACCTGATCATAATCAGACTGTTTGATCGCCCGCGTTCCATCTACCGGCTCATAAGAATAATCCGGCGGCGTACAATCACGAATAATGTCGCGCAATAAACGGAACTCTTGTTTCATCGAATAATGAATACGGGCTTGCACCGCAGACATTACTTTAAGAGTGCGCTCTAAAATTGCCAGCGTCGTACCAACTGGGGAGTTAGCCGACATGTCCGATACTTTCATATCGGCAGCAGAAGCAAAGCGACGGCCTTCTTCTACAATTTGATTCATCAACTGAGCTAGAACTTGGCTCGGTTCTTTGTACGGCAACGGCAGAATGTTATCGCGGATAGTTCCAGACGCCACATCAACATCGCGGAATTCACCTGGGCCGATAGGTGTGTCGTCACCCTTAACGCGCATACCCTTTGTCTTCAAGCCGCCAGGCAAGTTAGACAACGTACCAGCATCAACCAACTGACGAAGAATTGATGTACCTGATTTAGCAAATGCGCCAATCAAATGGATCAAACCAAAGCAATAAAAACCAAAGCCAGGTACATATCCATAATGGACAAAATGGCTACGCTTCTGCTTAGTCTTATCCTCTGGCCGCCAATTACGCCTAATAGCCAAAATCTCTTGTGAAGATTTATCGATAGTTATAATGTATGGCAGAGCAATACCAGTTTCTTCGCCGTCTTTATCTCGATCTTCATAGCCAGGCAGATCTAAAAACACCTGCATTTCAATGAGTTTATAGCGATCATCACTGGTCGCACGGAAGCCCATCTTCTCTGCAATTTTTTTCTCTACATCGTCCAACGTATTAGTTGGCTCAGGCAATTCAATGTCGCGATAAAACCCAGCAATCTGAAGTCGCCGTAATTCATTTTCAGTTTTGCGCATCACATGGGATACGCGATCCGCTGTTTCTAGATTACTAGAACCATACGGCACAACTACATCTTCAGCCGGCACGAACAATGACACCTGCCTATTTAAAGACGGGTCAAAGTACACCTTCTTAAATGCATTGCCAGAAAGTCCCAAGCCCCACAACATACGCTCATGCTCTGGACGATACTCGGTCATCTTTTCAGTCAACTGATAATTCATGTCATCCTGCACACGAATCGCAGCATCTTTTTTCTCTGGCGTTTCTTTGCCAATAATCTGAGTCTTAACAGGGCCCGCCGCTGGGAACGTTTCCATAATTGTCTCAGCTTGGAACTTAACCAAAGCCTCTGACAACAGCGGGTGATACACACCGCACGCACCTTCCCAAGGTTCTGAGCGCTCTTCAATCTTCATGCCCAACAATTCCAGACCGTCTACATAAGTCTGCATCCAATCTTTTCTGGAATTAATGTCGTCTTCAAAATCATCCAGTAGATCATTCGCCAAAGAAGATAGCTCGCTCTCATCCATCTCTTCGGCAAGATTACTTTCAAAGTCTTCGTCTGAAATTTCTTTGGGCTCAATCTCAATTTCAATATCGCCCATCTTCATCTTTACAGATTCTGGATCTTCAATCTCAATCTCAATGTCCGGCTCTGGCAAAACAGAACTCAAACCTACCGGCGCTTGATAAAGCGACTTATCCATATTGGTTGCCATAGTTGTCCTTAGTAGTACGATTTTTTACGACGGAAGCCTATCTCATCTTCTTGTTCGTCTGAATCTAAACGCAAGAATCCGCCTTGCCTAAATCTAATCAACGCCTGTGTAGCCGAGTCAGTTAAGTCATCGTGTTCAGCGTTCGGGAATCTAGCCATCTCTTCAATTAGCTCATCCGCCCATCTAGTCTCCGGTGCCCAAACTTTACCTGAGCGGAACAAGTCTGTCACTGAGTTAATACGTACAAACTTATCATTACCCCTGACCGGCGTATAGTCCGAAACCATTACCCCCATCGCCCGCAATTCAAATATCAACGGCGCGCCAGCAGCTTTGGCCTCAATAATACAAGCATCCGGCTCCCATTCATCATAAAACCGCTTGGCTGTATCCTTCAATTCAGGAAACTCCATCTTATTCTTATAGGCGTCTAATAGAATAATGTTTACATCGTTCTCATTTTCGTTCAAATGGAACACGCCCCACGTAGTACACGCAGAATAGTCTGATCTTTGGTTCTTTGTAAACGCCGTATCCCAAGATTGGATGATAAATTCACACCGAGGCGGCCTCTCAGGCTCCCATCTCCTCCACCAATCCCGCTTTACTATCGCGCCTTCTTCGCCAGTAGGTGTTTGTTGGTACTGGGCGTTCCATTTATAGGGTGGAAGCTCCTCTTTTAGCGCACTTAGTTCCTCTAACGACCAAAATTCAGGCCATAAAGGCTTGCCAGAGGGCATAATCGCCGGTAATTCTATAACTTCCCACTCGGAATCCGAGTTTTTTAGAATTTTTCCCGTTAAATCCTTATCCGACCACCGCGTCATCACTATAATAATAGCGCCGCCAGGCTGTAATCGCTGTCGAGGACCAGATGTGTACCACTCATACACACTATCGAACACAGTTGGGTCAGCCTGCGCTAGCCTAGCCTCTTGCTCTGAGTGTGGATCGTCAATGATAAGTAAATCAGCGCCCTTACCGGTAACAGTACCGCCCACACCAATAGCAAAATAGTCGCCATTGTGGTTAGTAGACCAACGGCCAGCAGCCTTAGAGTCAGCCCGAAGAGCGACGCCTGGGAATATCTTCGCATATTGTTCGCTATCAACTAAATTCCTAACCTTACGTCCAAAGCCAACAGCAAGGTCCGCCGTGTTAGAAGCCTGAATAACTTTTTTATCTGGGAACTTCCCCAAATACCACGCCGGCAACATATTAGAAGCAAACTCAGACTTAGTATGCCGAGGAGCCATATTAATAATTAACCGCTTTAACTTCCCCTCAGCTATTTCCTCAAACTTCTTCGCCATAACAGCATGATGCCGCCCATGTATAAACCCAGGCCACATAGACTTTACAAACGGCATAAAGTTCTTTTGCGCCTTCTCCCTCTCAACAGCATCCTTATACTGGGACACCTGCTCCAATAACTTTTCCTGCTCGTTAATTGGAAGCTGCGCAATCATATCGGCGATTTCCATTACTCGTTCGGTCTCCAAGGACTATTCAACACTTCACGCATCTTCGCCGGAGACAGCTCCACATCAACCATATGCGGATAGATCTTCACAGCCTCAATATCCCGAATAGTCTGTAAAGTCCTAATGACCTCATCCGAGTTCGCCATAGTTCTAGTAACTTCCAATACCCGATCCATCGTCTGCAAAACTATATCCTGCCTCATCTTCCACTCTTTGTATTCTTTCATAGTCAATCCAGTTTTCTAAAGTTAATGTAAACAGGCCGCACACTACGGCTTACCCCCTTTAACCTCTTCAACACCCCAAGCTTCACCAGCCTATCTATAATCTCCTTCGTATTCCCAAGACCCTTCTTATTCCTAGCAACACAAATATCCCGTATAGACGGACCAAAGCTATACCGCTTCCACCACTCATCCACAATAATAAATACTTCCCTTTGCATCGGTGTCATCTTCATCTCCAAACAACCCTCGAACGTAATCACCCTACTACGCCGACTCATCTCTCTATTTATTAAAACTTCCATAGTCAACTCTTAAGACTTTACTTTAAGTTATACAACTAGTTGTACACTTACAATGTTTGTAGATTATAATTTAATCAACACATCGATTCTAAATTTTTATATACCCCCCCACCATGCCATTTTGAAAAGACAAGGGGGTGGGTTCCTATAAGTCAGTCCGAGGAATTGTCGGGCCTGAATTTGTTGTCAATGGATAAACTATCGGATCCTTCGTGTGGATTAATATGTAGAGAATCCTGGCTCCGACTTTCCTCAGTTTGGGGTGGTCGGGGGTGGGTGGGTTCGTCAGAATCAGGCATCACATTTTCCATGTCATCCGGCTGAGTTGATGTTGAGCTGTCGCCGGCGAAAATGCGGGAGGTTATTAATAGCTCGTGGAGGCCGAACGAGTAATGGAAATCGCCGAGATGATTGCGCAGCTTCCGATTAACGAGCAGGAAAAGTTATTGGAGCAGGTATCACAGTATAAGGATGCTGTTGAGCGGGAGAAGGCGCAGAAGAACTTTATGCCATTTGTTAAGTCTATGTGGCCGGGGTTTATTCATGGGCGACACCATGCTCTTATGGCGAAGAAGTTTGAGGAGATTGCTGCTGGTACGTTGAAGAGGCTGATTATTAATATGGCACCTCGGCATACCAAGTCTGAGTTTGCTTCTAATATGTTACCTGCGTGGTATTTGGGTAAGTTCCCAGATAAGAAGGTTATTCAATCATCTAATACGGCGGACTTGGCTGTGGGCTTTGGCCGTAAGGTTAGAAATTTAGTGGATAGTGAGCAATATGCGAAGATATTCCCAGGTGTATCTCTGCGGGCTGACTCTAAGGCTGCTGGCCGTTGGTCTACTAATCACAATGGCGACTATTTTGCTATTGGCGTGGGTGGTACTGTTACCGGTAAGGGCGCTGATTTACTTATTATTGACGATCCGCACTCAGAGCAGGAGGCTAGGTTAGCGCAGGCTGACCCAACTGTGTTTGATAGTGTGTATGAGTGGTATACATCTGGCCCTCGGCAGCGATTACAGCCTGGCGGCGCTATTATTATAGTGATGACACGGTGGTCGGATAAGGATTTGACCGGCAAAATCCTAAAAAACTCCGATTCTGAGTGGGAAGTCATCGAATTACCGGCAATTATGCCTTCTGGCAAGCCTTTATGGCCTGAATTCTGGTCATTAGAGGAGCTAACTGCACTAAAAGAGGAGCTTCCGCCGTATAAATGGAACGCTCAGTACCAGCAAACACCTACTGGCGAGGAAGGTGCGATAGTAAAGCGGGATTGGTGGAAGAGATGGGAGCCCGAACGGCCGCCAAGGTGCGAGTTTATTATCCAATCATGGGATACGGCGTTTACTAAGAACCAAAGGTCTGACTATTCTGCGTGTACTACGTGGGGTGTGTTCCATTTGAACGAAAATGAGAACGACGTAAACATTATTCTGTTGGACGCCTATAAGAATAAGATGGAGTTCCCTGAATTGAAGGATACGGCGAAACGGTTTTATGATGAATGGGAGCCAGATGCTTGTATTATTGAGGCTAAGGCGGCTGGGGCTCCACTTATATATGAATTACGGGCAATGGGTGTTATGGTTTCGGACTATACGCCGGTACGTGGCAATGATAAGTTTGTGCGTATTAACTCAGTGACAGACTTGTTCCGCTCAGGTAAAGTTTGGGCACCGGAGACTCGATGGGCGGATGAGCTAATTGAAGAGATGGCAAGATTTCCAAATGCAGAGCATGATGACTTAACTGACTCGGCGACACAGGCATTAATTAGATTTAGGCAGGGCGGATTCTTACGTCTGGATTCAGATGAGCAAGAAGATGAGATTGGTTTCCGCCGTAAAAAATCGTATTACTAAGGATAGCTATGGCAACCAATATGGATAAATCGCTTTATCAAGCGCCGGTGGGTTTAGGTTCTGTTTTGCCGGAGCCGGATATTGAAATTGAGATTGAAGATCCAGAATCTGTAAAGATGAAGATGGGCGATATTGAAATTGAGATTGAGCCTAAAGAAATTTCTGATGATGAGTTTGAAGATAATCTTGCCGAGTATATGGATGAGAGTGAGCTATCTTCACTGGCAAATGATTTATTAGATGAGTTTGAAGACGATATTAATTCCAGAAAAGATTGGATGCAGACTTATGTAGACGGTCTGGAGTTATTGGGCATGAAGATTGAAGAACGATCTGAGCCGTGGGAAGGCGCATGCGGTGTATATCACCCGCTGTTGTCTGAGGCTTTGGTTAAGTTTCAAGCTGAAACAATTATGGAGACGTTTCCAGCTGCGGGCCCTGTTAAAACACAGATCATCGGCAAAGAAACTCCAGAGAAAAAAGAAGCTGCTATTCGTGTGCAGGATGACATGAACTATCAGTTGACTGACAAGATGGTTGAGTACCGTCCTGAACATGAACGTATGCTTTGGGGCTTGGGACTTTCTGGTAATGCATTTAAGAAGGTGTACTTTGACCCTGCTTTAAATCGGCAAGTGTCTTTGTTTGTGCCGGCAGAAGATGTGGTTGTTCCCTACGGTTCGAGTAATTTAGAAACGGCAGATCGCGTATCCCATGTGATGCGCAAAACCGAAAATGATTTACGCCGTTTGCAAGTAGCTGGCTTTTATCGTGATATTGATCTGCCGGAGCCGGTAGATACATTGGACGATGTAGAGAAGAAAATTGCTGAGAAGATGGGCTTTCGGGCAACCAGCGATGATCGCTACAAGCTAATTGAGATGCAGGTGTTTTTGGATCTCGAAGGCTACGAAGATACCGATGATGATGGTGAAGAGACTGGTATAGCGCTGCCGTACATTGTGACGATAGATAAGTCGTCGCAAGAAATTCTGGCCATTCGTCGTAACTGGCGGCCAGAAGATAAGACCAAGCAGAAGCGCAGCCACTTTGTTCACTATGGTTATGTGCCTGGCTTTGGCTTCTATTGCTTTGGCTTGATCCATCTTATCGGCGCGTTTGCTAAGTCTGGTACGTCTATCATTCGGCAATTAGTTGATGCCGGCACGCTGTCTAATTTACCTGGCGGTCTGAAGACAAAGGGTATGCGTGTAAAGGGTGACGACACGCCTATTAGCCCAGGTGAATTCCGCGACGTTGATGTGGCGTCTGGAACTATCCGCGACAACATTTTGCCGCTGCCATATAAAGAGCCAAGCCAAGTCTTGCTGGCTTTAATGAATCAGATCGTAGAAGAAGGCCGTCGCTTTGCTTCTGCTGCTGATATGAAAGTTGCTGACATGTCGGCCAACTCACCAGTTGGTACTACGTTAGCTATCTTAGAGCGCACTCTTAAAGTAATGTCTGCGGTACAAGCCCGTATTCATTACTCGATGAAGCAAGAGTTCCGTTTACTGCGCGACATTATTCGTGACTGTACACCACCAGATTACGCGTATGAGCCGGTAGATGGTAAGCGTTCTGTTAAACAATCGGATTACGATCAGGTAGATATTCTTCCTGTAAGTGACCCGAACGCGTCAACGATGGCGCAGAAGGTTGTGCAGTACCAAGCGGTCATGCAGATGGCCGCACAAGCTCCCCAAATCTACGATCAGGTTGAATTAAACCGGCAGATGTTAGAGGTGCTTGGCATCAAAAATATCGGCAAACTTATCCCTAGCGCAGAGGACTTTAAACCTAAAGACCCTGTGTCAGAGAACATGGCAGTAATGAACATGAAGCCTGTTAAAGCATTCATTTATCAGGACCATGAGGCGCATATTTCAGTGCATCAATCGGCAGTGCAAGATCCAAAAATTGCTGCAATTATGGGCCAGAACCCACAGGCGCAGGCAATGATGGCTGCTATGCAGGCACACATTAGTGAGCATGTTGCATTTGAATACCGCAAGAAGATTGAAGAGCAATTAGGCATT